CAGTTCCTCACGCCGTCGCTGGATGTGCCACTGCCTCCAAAGTCGGTCGTCCCGTATATGGAGTTTCCCCGTTACATTACCCAGTACCAGAACGGCTCCATCGCACCCGGCGCAACTGGTGAAATCGTCTCGCAGACCATTACGCTCCCGTGTATCCCCGACCTACTCATCATCTATGCCAAGCCATCCGCCTACACGGATACCGATGGTGATTACTATTTCCCAGTTGCTTCGGCACTGGACGGCACACGCAACCCTCTGCGCATTAACTTTGACAACTTCTCTGGTCTGCTCTCGTCGCACACCACTGAGATGCTCTACGATATGTCGGTCCATAACGGTCTGGAGATGGACTGGCCCACGTGGTCGGGTTCGGGTCACTCGGCCGCCGGCACATACGGTGCGGGTCCTTACCAGTCCCAGCAAGGCTCCACCGTCAGCACGGTCGGCTCTATTCTCGTCCTCCGCCCCGGCATTGATATAACACTTCAGTCGGGCCAAGCGCCGTCACTCGTAGGAAACTTCACGCTCCAGTTCAATCTTGTCGTCAAGAATACCTCGCCCATCGCCCAAGTCCCCCAGTTGTACGTCATCACGGCAAACAGCGGTTTCTTTGAGTCCATCCGTGGCTCGTCCCGCATCATCAAGGGTGTCCTCTCGGAGCAAGACATTATCTCGGCTCCCGTTGCGCCCGAGATGACTCGTGAGTCGCTCGTCCGCTCGGTCGGTGCGGGTGGCTTCTCGTTCGCCAATCTCCTCTCCAAGGCCAAGGGCGCTCTGAAGGGCGCTGTTGGTGCCGTGGCACCGCATATGGGCTCTATTGCCAGTGCGGCGATGAAGGGTATGAAGGGTGGTGCGCCCACTGGCGGGGCCGGTGGGGCGCATAGCGGTGGCAAGTCACTTTCCAGCCGGTTGATGTAATACAGCGACTGGCTACGTGGGAAAAATTGAAGCCCCTTTCGCCCAAAGAGTAGAATGTGTGGGCGCATACAAACATACTTTCTTTCAAACGATACTTCCTTTCTTTCTTTCTTTCCGAATGGCTTCCTTTCTTAACGACAACAACTTTCTTTCCTCCTTCTGCCAGTGCCTCAAGTACGCTGAGTATGAAGAATGGTTGTCGGAGATGGTGGATGAGGACGCTTCCCACCCCATAGCACTCGCACGGCTCCGAGCAGAGGCTGATACTGACGCTGGGTATGGCTTGGTAGAAATGGATACTGAAGATGCCAACGGCAATCCCATTAAACTCACCCTCAACCTTGCTGGTAAAACCCTTCGCCAAGCAATGAACGCACTTTACGAGTGGATTGATGAGGCGGGTGGCGTAGATAACGGCTGGGATTTCAGTGGCATTAACGACCAAGGCGAGGTAGTCCTCGGCTAAACTAAACACTAAACACAAAAGACAACACACAATCAAAAAATAGGGTACAACCCCACTTTTTGATTTGGTTTTTTGGTTGGATGGCCTATACAGCGACTGGCTACGTGGGAAAAATTGAAGCCCATTTCGCTCAAAGATTAGGATGTGGGCGCACGACGATACATACTTTCTTTCAAACTTTACTTACTTTCTTTCTTTCCAATGACTTCCATTGAAGCACTTACGAACAAACTCACGTACGCAAAGCGCCAAAAGGCATTTGCGTGGGCGAAATACTACGAGTCGGTCGGACACGGACTCACTGCGGCACACGCATCGCACTCGGCCTATGTGCGGGTCGCCGAGGAGCCGTCTATCCCGGCACACATCAAGGCCGAGATGACCGAGATGGCTACGGCACTCCACAAGCAGTGGGAATGTCCTATCTGTAAGGATATGATTACTGCGGGAGAATTGGAGATTACCAACTGCGGACACTTCTATTGTAAGCCGTGCTTAGAGGGTCACAAGGCCTACCAGCACTCACAAGCCAAGCCAAAGTGGGAGTGTGCGGTCTGCCGTCGTAAGCACGGCTACGGTGCCGAGTAAATCAAACACTAAAAACAAAAGACAACATTCAAAATCAAAAAATAGGGTACAACCCCACTTTTTGATTTGGTTTTTTGGTTTCTATCTTTGATTGTTTTATGATTATGCCAGTGCTCGTTTGACGGTTTCCACCACTGCCTTGCTCGGTGTCACGTAGGTGAAACCGCTCACCATAATGCCATAGGCGAGGGCGAGAGGGCAGAGGCCCATAGACTCCAACTCCTTCTTCGTCTTTGGCTGGATGACGAAGAGGTAGAATGTCTTGCCCTCTATGACCTTCTCAAAGACGTTGTCGTCCAGTAGTTTAGCACCCATCTTTGCCCATTGAGAGACTTGCGGTATGAACTCTGACTTGTTGAAGACGCTGAACCCGCCAATGCGACGGATGAGAGTGAAGGCCACATCGGTAGGCTCCATCTCACCCAGTATCTGTTTGACTTCGTCTTGCGTGTCTTTGGTGTGATAGACACCCATCGCACGGTCTGCCAACACCGCACGTTGCTTCTTGCGCTCTGCCGTAGTAAGGGGTTTGCCGAAGGAAGGAATAGACATTTGAAAGGAAAGAAAGTATCGTTTGAAAGGAAAGAAAGTTGCTTGGAGTGTGGATGCTCGTCTTGTATGCGCCCACACCTCCCACCAACTGGCCAAAAGGGCCGTCAATTTTTTCCGAGGCTCCAGTCGCTGTATAGCACCCCCCACCAAAAAATGTTGCCCCTATACAGCGATTCGGGTGGGAGATAAACTTGACGGGGGTCAAAGGGGGATAGGGTGGTCGGTGGGTGTAAGAAAGACTACATTCAAACAAAATGAGCGACGAAATAGACTTGAACTTTCCTCTACGCTCCAGCGATACTCGTGTCGTAGGGTTTGGTACAGATGCGACCAAGTTTGACTTTGTGGAAAAGCACAGATTGTTGCCACCGCCCAAGGAAGAAGGTACTTCGTCTGTGCTCTGGTCGTTTGACTTAGAGACGGGTACGGTGTCACTTGACAGTTTCGTTGGTAAGGCATCACATCATTCGTGTATCGCTTATGAGATGAACGGGGTTCGTATGAAGGTGAAGGCTATGAAGGCACAAGAGAAGGCAAGGGTGACACTGGCGAAGCGTAGGGCGAAGGGGGGTGCGGGGGGTAAATAGACTTGAACTTTGAAATTGATTTTTGATGGGGTGGCCTATACAGCGACTGGGGCTTCGGACAAAATTGAAGCCCGTTTTGCCGACAAAACTGAATGTGTGGGCGCATACTTTCTTTCCTTTCAAACGATACTTTCTTTCCTTTTAAACGATACTTTCTTTCTTTCTTACAATGACTTCCTCCTCTTCTATTGAGACTATGCTTGATACGGCTGAACGCTATTCCTCCTCTTCTATTGAGACTATGCTTGATACGGCTGAACGCTATGTCTCTATTATGAGGGGTGGTGAGCGGACCGTTGCGACGATTCAACCCAGTGGCATACTGGCAATGGCAGAAGAGCACGGTAAGCAGAAGAGTAGCAGTGGGGTGGGTAACTCCCTATGGGCGTATAACCGACAAACTGACGAAATGATAGATGTGAGTGAAACGGGCTCACGTAGGGCTTCCTATGCGTTTGACAATAGGAAAATCAAGAACAACTCCAAGATGATGGCGAAGGCAGAGGGTGCCAGACAGAATGCCCGAGAGGCTCTGGAGAAGCGTAGGTTGGCGAAGGGGGGAGCGGGGGGGTGAGTAAAGTGGAAGCAGTGGGAGCGACCAATAAAAAAATATGTACCGGTGACGGGTGTGACGGGTTTGACCCCCTAAATTGGCAGTAGGGGAGGAGGAGGACAAAAATATTTTTTTGTTGGCCGGTCCGAAATTATTTTATGAGGCCCTAAAACCCGTCACACCCGTCACCGGTGTGACAACCAAAAAGGGTTGCCCCACTTTGGATTGTTTGATTTTTTGGTTTCTATCTTTGAAGGTTTGATTTATTTACTTGCCGTAGGCTCGGTAGTTGGCGATACGTGCGGGGATGACACGTTTGAAGTTACACTCGTCGCAACACTTGTGGGTCTTGCCGTCGGCGAGTGGGTCGGGGTTGTTGCCATACATACCCGCATCGCCACCGCAGAGGCAACACGTGTGGGTGACGGGGCCACTGGGCTTAGGTTTCTCACTGCTGGTGTCACTGCCGTCGCAGTCGCACACCACCTCATCCGAGTGGGGGCAGTTGTCGCACCACTTCTTACCGCAGTTAGAGCACTGGCAGAAGTTATAGGTGCGGCACTGCTTACACCATCCGCTTCCGCAGTCGCAGTCGCTATCACCGCAGTTGTCACACGTCTCTACTTCATCGTCGGTATTAGCGCACCACCAGATAGCGAAAGCGCTGGAGCCACCATACGTCGTCGTGTGCCAGTCTGTCTTGGGCTCGGAGTTATAGCAACAACGCCAGTGGATGGTAGTCTTACCGTCTGCGCAGTCGCCGTACTTGTACTCAATGTCAATCCGTCGTGCGCCCTTGACATTATAGGCCAACTCTCCGAACTCAGCGTAGAAGTCCTTGATGAAGTAGCCACCGTAGAAGTGCTCTTGGAACTCATAGAAGGGAAGTGCGATGGAGAAAGGCATATTGTTTGAAAGGAAAGAAGTCTCAAAGGAAAGGAAAGTTGCTTGGAGTGTGGATGCTCGTCTTGTATGCGCCCACACCTCCCACCAACTGGCAAAATGGGCCGTCAATTTTTTCCGAGGCCCCAGTCGCTGTATAGGGGGTGGGGGGGGCAAAATTTTTTTGTGAGGGGGTCCTATACAGCGATTGGGGCTTCGGAAAAATTTGACGCTCCAATCGGCCAGTATGGGGGGTTAGGGGGGCACACGACGAGACTTGATAAGACAAGTCAAACAACAACAATCAAACTTCAAGACATCTTTCCTTTCCAAGGGTCGGACGAACGACCAAAAATTGACGCTCCGGCCAACGCCCCTCCCGGACCGCAAGTAAAAATGTCACAATCGTGCGTAACAAACGCCCAAACTAATCTCGTGCCCTCTACTAGAATGATGACCGAGACGACAACGCTCGTTGTGACAACAAGCACCACGAAGATAGAATTATTTGATGAAGACATACTGCGACAGATGCTGGTGGATGACCGCATCCCCGCAGACGACAAGAAGAAACTATCACAATACTACAAGCACCGTCTCACGCCGGGCAAGACAACGGTAGCCTATGAACTCCATAAGAACTGCGTGGAGGAGAAGGTCGGTCGCTTCTACCCGGTGGGTGGTCTTGGCCTCTCCATCTTCCGACGAGACATACGAGCCCCGCTCCTCAATCGTTACTATTGGGACGTGGATATAGAGAACTGCCACTACAATATCGCTCTCAAGTTTGCGAAGGACTGGGGTATCACACACTCGGCCATAGAGCGCTATTGCCGTCATCGTGCGGAGTGCTTGGAGGCGTATTCAAGCGACCGTCGGGTCGCCAAGAACGCATATCTTAAACTCGCTTACGGTGGCGACTTGGGTCTTTATCGTGAAGACTATGAGGATGTGCCGGGCGAGTGTAAGGCGGAAGGTCAGCCATTTCTACGCCTACTGAAGCAAGAGATGACGACACTCGCCGAGATAATGTGGGGTCGCTACCCCCACCTCCATAAACTCAAGAGTGGCAAAGAGAACAAGACCGTTGAGAAGCGCTACAATCCTCGGTCTGTGCTGATGTCTCTTGTCTTTCAGACGGAAGAGGCCAAAGTCCTACGGGTGCTGGATGCCTATCTCGCCAGTGTCGGGCGGATAATGGGTGTCTTGATTCACGACGGCGGATGCGTAGAGAAGTTGAGCGGTGAGTTGGAGTTTCCCTCTGAACTGCTCGTTACTGCCGCAGAAGCAATCTACAAAGCGACGGGTTACAACTTTACTCTGACCGTCAAGACACTGACGCACTCCTACACGGCACCCTCTGCGTGTGCTGACGAGTACGCACGAATGAAGGTGGGCTTTGAGAAGCGCAACTTCCTCATTGGTGCCATTCTCAACAAGATGACCGAGGACGGTGTGCGACTGGAGTACAAGATGACCGAGGCGAAGACGGTGTATGGGAATCTGATTGTCAATCAGTTGGACCCCAAGACGATGGAGATGGTGAAGAAGCCGTTTCTTCCAATGTGGGTGGCTGACCCTAAACGCCGTGACTACGAGCGGTGCGACTTCATCCCGAATCGTGCCAAGTGTCCCGAGAAGGTCTTCAACCTCTTTACGGGCTTTGTCGTGGAAGCGGAGGCCAAAGACGAGATAAGCGAGAACGGCGAAATCAGTACCGAAGAGATGATGACGCTCATCGCTCCCATTCTCAAGCACAACGAGGTACTCTGCGATGGCGACCCGTCGTACTTCTTGAAGTGGCAGTCCAACATCATCCAGAACCCAGAAATGAAATCTGAAGTCGGGTGCTTGTTTCGGGACAAGGGAGGTCTTCTCTTTGAGGGCGGTGGCACGGGCAAGAACTTCTATATGGATTTCTTCGGTCGTCAGATTCTCGGCGACCAGTACTACATCTGCGTGGATGACAACTCCATTCTCTATGGTGCGTTCAACTCGGTCTTTGAGGGCAAGTTGCTCGTGTTCGTGGAGGAGACCGATGGCAAGGACAACCACGGCAACGCCGATAAACTCAAATCCAAAATCACAAAGCACAAAGCGCCCATCAAGAGGAAGATGATTGCGGAGTACGAAGTCAATGACTACGCACGGTGGGTCTTTGGCACGAACGGCATCAATCCTCTACCTATCAAGCAAGGTGACCGACGAATGTCAGTGTGGGATGTATGCCCCACGCATCGTGGCAACAAGGCCTACTTTGAGGCACTGGCTGAGGCGTGTGACAACCGTCGGGTGCGTGTAGCATTCTTCCAGTATCTCAGCACCCTTGACACCTATCGTAAGCCGATTGACTTTCAGTTGGCTCGTCCTATCACAGAGGCCTACATTGACATCCGTCAGATTAACGCACCGGCTCATATGAAGTGGCTTCGTCACGAACTGCGTTGCGGTACTCTACCCGAAGTGTCTGGCTCTCGTGAATTGTATGTGCGGTTTAGCGATTGGTATGGGAAGTCCAAGAGTCGTGAGCCAGAACGCATCGTCACAGAGACCTCATTCGGCAAGATGATGAAGGAGGCCTATACCAGTGATGAGGGCAAGATTGAGGTGGCAGAGTGGAAGCACACAAGGGATGGGATGACCTACCGATTTGACTTCAAGAGGCTGATTGAGGGGTTGGAGAAACTACATTTATTGAGAGCGGGGGAGTGTGAAGTGAATGCTGAGGGGTGTCTGATTGATATGAATGGGGAGGAATAGGAGCGACCAATAAATATAAATGTACCGGTGACGGGTGTGACGGGTTTGACCCCCCAAATTGGCAGTAGGGGAGGAGGAGGACAAAAATATTTTTTTGTTGGCCGGTCCGAAATTATATTT